GTAGTACGACCAACAATTGCCTCTTCCATGACATATTGGAAGTTGCCGTTGGTGGTTGTGCCCCAAGTACCGGCTTGTTCACCAGTTCCGATTAACTGGATATTTAGGTTCGTTGTATATGTTGACATAAGCTTCCTACAATGTAGTTATTGTTTCCCAGTTTGCGGTCTCATCGGTGTCGATTGGAGTCCAATTTGCAGATTCGTTATCCACGATTCCTGTCCAATTAGGATTTTGATTGTCATCAATCACACTCCAAAAGAAATAACCCAAGCTACCTGTTGTTCCATTTGCTACCACGCCTGTCAAAGCACTTGCCTTGTTTACACCAACTGTTCCTGTAAGACCACTTGCATTGACTCCTGTTAATGCAGTACTCTTTCCGGGTTGAATTGTTCCAACTGCACCTCTTGCAAAAACACCAGTCAAAGCAATCGTTACGTTGGGGTTTAAAAAACCATCCGACCCAACCGCATATACCCCGTTTAAACTTTGAGTGTTTGACGCACTCAACGTTCCAACCAATCCTGCCGCATTTACGCCAGTAAGAGCCTTGTCTATGCTTTGGGTTACCGAACCCGTAAAGCCACTAGCCGAAACCCCACTCAACGCTATGACAATGTTTGGCACTTCCATACCAACATTACCAACTGCAAAAACACCACTCAAATTGACCGATTTACCCGGAACGATTGTCCCAACTAAACCACTTGCCAATACCCCCGATAACCCTATCGTTGGGCTTACACCAACATTACCTACAAAGCCACTCGCTCCAACGCCGGTTAAGGCGATGGTCACATTAGGTAGCTCTGACCCTACATTTCCCGCCGCATTGACTCCAGTCAGTGCAACGGTGATATTGCTCCCTACGGCTCCTGTACTGCCACTGGCATTTACGCCAGTTAATACTACCGTCCCGCCCCACGGGTCAACGCCCCAGCCATCTTGACCCCAGCCGAGCGACATAAGTTACTCCTTATGTCGTAGACAAACGTACTAAAGCTGTCGTGGTCGTATTCGATGGCATCGTCAAAGTAAAGTTACCAGCCGTAATCGTTTGAGAACCAAACGTATATACCGCTACCGCCTTGTTACTTTGAGTTGAGTTATAAAGAAGCATCGTATCAAACGCAGTAGTAAGCGTTACCGTACTGTAAACAATACTCGCAGATGGTGTCCAATACCCTACTCCCGCCGTAGTAGATGAGTTTGTAGATGCTGGATTGGTTGCATTTGTTACTGTCACCCCACCTGCTGAATACCCTGTACCAGATACTTCATTAGTAGCAGAGTATGCAGTAGTAGACGCATTCATTGTAGCAGTCGTAACATACAAAGCCGCCTTGAACGTATCAGCCGTATTAGCCGTATGCGCAGGATTAGCAGAACTAAAGTTATGAGTTGAACTCAATAACTCACCTAAAAAAGAAGTACACATTGATTGCTGATTTGCCATGATTTATCCTAAAGTTGCACCGATCAAATCGGTAAAGGGTGTTTTCTTAAGAGTAACATGGGCAGAACGATGCACAAGCTCACCGTTTAAGTAATACTCATCCCAAGTTGTATATTCAACATCGTTATCTACACTGCCAGATTTATGCTCTAGCAATGAATCATCCATTTCGCCTTTGGTTGTTGTAATAAGCATATTTATCCTTATAGTCTAATTAAAGCGTTTGATGATGTATCCGCTGGTAAACTTACCGTGAAATTAGGACCGGCATTTTTATCCGATCCCCAGTTTAAACAGCAGATTGATTTGTTACTTTTGCTTGCATTGTAAAGCAAAGCGCCTCTGCATACAAATGAAACATTTGTCCAAACTACATTGTCAAAACTCACATAAACAATGTTATTGACGGTATCAGTCTGTATGTTTACGCCGGTGACCAATTGACCACCTGCGGCATAAGTTCCGCCAGAAACTTCATTTGCATTTGTATATGCCATTGTATTGGCATTTATCGTTGCATTGCCTGTGTAAAGTGCCAAATAAAGATTATCCGTTAAGAGATTTTGCGCCCCTTGAAGAATATCTGATTTAAATGAATTGGTAACAGTTTGGGTAATCATACGACTTTATATTTTGGCGGAGTATCACGATAAGAATCACCCTTCTCTTTTGCGTCTCCCAATTGCTTGAGCAACGCAAGAGAATCATCACCACGTTTTTGATATAAAGCAACCAAATCTTGTTCGCCTTTAATATACGTAATAGCTTCTAGCAAAGCATAATTTAACAAAGCCGTATCAAAATTATCTCCAAGCCATGTTTCTCCATTTGGATTGGTTATTGCCAATACAGGAATGCTCCATGTTGGTGTTCCAGTTGTATACGGAAGTGAAGCAGTCAATACATCACCCACTGCAAAACCTGTTCCAGAATCAACTAAAGTTACATTGGTTACAGCTCCTCCTGATACTACAATAGTAGCAGTTGCAGAGTTTCCCGTTCCCCCAGTTAATGTTGTGTTGTAGTATGTACCGTTTGTAAATGTACCTGTAGAACTAATTGCTCCAAAAGTAGAAATTGCCGCTTGAATAATAGATACTGGGTAAAAGTTATAGTTCAATTCCATGTAATACACTTGATCTGGAGTTGGACCAAGCAAGAACGTCATGGTATATTGATTCGATGTTTGAGAACCATACAAAGCATAATATAAGGGTAATCCCGTATTTGATGGATAAGAAAATGCTTCCCTAATAAAGCTTGAATCTTTGTTTAGCAAATACTGGTATGGTCCTTGAAAAGTTGCTGAAACAGAACCGCTTGCAGTTGCATTGGCGGATAACTGACAAGAATTTGTTCCAACAACAGATACCGTAGTTCCACCAGGAATACCTGTTGCTGTAACTACTTGACCAGATTGAATGTTTAAACCGCTATAGGTAATAATGTTACTACCTGATGTTGTTGTAATTGTTCCTGTTGCATATGTATAAGCCGCTAGTGAAAAAGTAGACAACCAATCTGTTGGACAAGCAAGATATTGGTTAGTAGGACTAACCTGACCAGTTACATTTTTACGAAGCGAAGGAAGTTGAACAGAGTTGTAAATTCTCTGCTCTGCTTGCTCAATAAAACGATTGACTACTGATGTAGGAAAATTATTTTCCGAATAATCATTGATCGCTGTAACAAGGTCATAGTAATACATTACGCCATTGGTCCTCTAGACATTTTGCCTTTAATAGCCGCTCCGTAACCACGCATTTCAGTGCCAGATGTTTTAACTTCATGAGCAAAGCCATAGCTTACACCGTTAGGAATTGGGTCTCTTATACCTGCATCTTTTTGTGATTTGGTCATGCTGTATTCGCCATGTTCCATGACCTCAGTACCATCAATAGTTTTACCGCTCATGGTATGAGGTTTGGCATATGATTCAGCAGATTTATTATCTTTCCTGGATTGCTCATGAATTGCAGGACTATTTGCTTTTGTTGGTTTTACTTCTGTTTTCATTTCTTGCTTCCTTGATTAGCAACACGAGCTAAGTTGCGACCAACCAATTTTTCTTCCCCAGAAACAACTCCGCCTTTAGCGTATTTCTTAACTTTACCGCCATGTTTGAGTTTGCTTAAATCGGTTTTATCGCCTTTGTGTTCTTGTTTATCATGCATACCAAAAGCCTTTTTGATCAGCTTTTTGTCTTGCTTTATGTCGTCATCCATTTCTTTTTTAGCCATTATTCTCTCCTACGTTGATGAAATTGTGCACGTTCCAATCTGAAAAATCAACACCAAATTGTTTGGCGTTAAGCTTGCATCATTAGCGCTTGAACCCCCAATAGGGTTCCATCCCCATTGAATTACTCTACTTCCCTCTTCAGGATACCCATTCTGATTAAGGGTTGTTCCTGACGTTGCCGCAGTCATTAATCCACTGGTTCCAGACTGATAATAACTTATATCAGGTCTTGGCTCCATAACCGCCTGGGGATCATATACTGGATACAATCCAAGCGATAACTGTGGCTGGTCAGGGTCCCAACACTCAGGACAAACTTTTATTTGAAAAAGCTTTGTCTTGATAATTTCTTTCTTCAATTCTTTGAGCATGTACCGTTGTCCACAACGGTCACACTCCGCAATTGAATATTTACCTGATGCGTATTGCGTTGCCATTACCAGAACATCTGTCTAGGAACTAAACGCAATGAGGCTTTCTCCCTGTCCTCTCCACCCATCATATTAAATTGTTCTTCATATGAAGCTTTTAGCTCTGCCGTTCTTGGCATAGCTTCTGGAACTTTCATTGACAAATAATAAGACAAGCCAGAAATAATAGCAGGTAATGCACGAAAAGGAATATCCTCATTAGGCGCTCCACTGGTTGAATCTTGAATTCTTCTTAAACGCCAATAAACAAATGTATATTGACCCGTTACATTGGCAGTTGCCCAAATATTAATATTGTTAGGGTTGTAAACAGTAATGAAAGAACCCGATGCTTGTGCGGAGGCTGTTGTTCCGTTTAAACCACGATAGCATAAATTTAATACATTGTTTTCAACGTTGTTGTAATAAATTTGTTCGCCATTAATAATGATATATCCAGCAGATGCCAAATTTGATGCATTAGTAACAGGAATTGATGTCGCCGTTGCGGTTATTGCACTTGACAACTGAACTGTTGTTGGATTGGTTTGTCCATTTTGTCTGTTAACCCAAACTTGAATAGGGCGACCTTGTGCCAATTTGTTGGGAATTTGAGAGTACATCGTCTCAGAAATGCGAGTAATATTAATGTCTTCTTGACTAGAAGTTCCCTCATTTGTACGAATGACATGATCTATTAAGTCAATCGTATCATCGGGAAGCGGATAAGATACCTGTCCTTGAACTAAAGGTATCTCTCCTTGTTCAATTGTCCATAAATTAATACCACGGTTAGCCCATTCAATTGTTAACAAATTCATGCTACGCCGAGCAGTGCGTAACTGATAACCGGTACGCATCTCAACACCGCACCGTTCATAGCATTCTTCTGCTATCTCATTGAACGGTAGATTGAATAGGGTTGTTCCACTGGTAGACATTAGCTTACGATGCTAGGCTTTGTTGAAGACAAAGTTGAAACAACACTTGTGGTAACAACAACAGGAACTTCTACTGGAATTACAGACTCTTCAACAGATGTTTGACCATCTACATGGGCTTGTAATGCATCAATCAATGGATCAATATGTGCATGTGCATTTTTATCATAAGCGCTATGCAAATGCTCACAACGAGCTTTAAGCTCTGTTAATAATGTTTGCGCTTCATCTTCTAGCAATTTAAGTAAGCTCATTTCTTTTTCCTTGTTTTAGCAGATTGAATAAAATCTTCTTGAGTTGGAGCGCCTTTTGCTCCAGGCTTACGCATTTTTTCTTTTGAACCGTGGGATATACGTTCTTGCTTTTTATGAATATTGGCATAGAGTCCAACCTTTCCACCTTTTTTGAATTCTTCAAAATCGGTATCATCCCGCCGAGATTTCTTTTTCCCTTTGGGCATTTTGGATGACTCTATAGCCCCCATTCCACGAGATGGCATCATCTCATATGTCCTTTAGTGCGACCACGTTGAGCTATACCATCTCCACGACTAGATACAGAACCACCTTTTGCAAATTTAGAAATAGAACCGCCTTTAGCCATACCTTTAGCTTTGTCCTTTTCAGCCGCAGTTGTGCGTTGGCTTTTGGAGCCAAAAATTTTACTGATTACATTTTTAAAAGCTTTGGCTCCTTCTCCGGCATCTTCTTGCTGTTTTTGAAATGGAGTTTTATATTTGGGTTCAGTTTTATTTTCTGGAGGTGTATATTTAGGTACAGTATTAGGACCAAGCGCTCGATCTTGCATACTTGTTGTTGATTTACTTGATGGAGCGCTTCCATCCCTACGCTTTAAATTTTGTTGAGCATTTAAATAATCACGAAGATTATCATAAGGCGAAGCGGCTAATTGTTCTTTAGTAACAATAACACGCTTAGGTGCGGTTGCTTTAGGCGTAGGCATAGGCGTAGGCGTTTCAGAAGTTTGATCATCTCGAAAACCAGAACTGTCTTCTCCGCCCATTTTATCTAGGCTACCGTCTTCATTTTGATCATCCCCAGAACCGCCGTCAAACATACGTTTTATTTTACGTTTTGCCATATCGACTCCAATTATTTATGGGTTCTACCGCCATGAGACATGCCACCATGACACATTTTTTCAACATGCTCATGATGTTTAGTATGCCCTGCCGCATGTTCACCATAGTGATGGTGATGATGCACATGGCTACCTTCATGATGTTCTTTCATATGATGAACATGATGTTTAAATGAGTGATGAACTTCTGGCTCTTTGCCGTGACCAATGATATGCTCTTCCATAATTTACTCCTTAACATTTACCGCCATGTTTATACATTTTGGTCTTTGTATGACCACGCTCTGCAATTCCATCCGCACGTTTGTGAACAGAAGAGCCAATGTGACCTCCTTCAGCAAACTTGTGAACTTTACCGCCTTTTCTCATGCCTGAAGTACCAATGTCGTTTAAACCGTCATTATGCATTTTAGGTTCCATATCTTTGGTGTGTCCACGTTTTTGAACAGCAGACTCTCCATGTTTAGTAAGTTTGTTAGAGCCTTTTTCTACATCTTCGTGCATATTTCTGGAACCCATCGTTTCAATAGCGCCACCCTTGGCGTATTTATGAGTCTTACCGCCTTTATGCATTTCATGATGATGTTCAGCCATAGCCAAATGATGCTCGGCAAGATGTTTATGATGAGCTTTGCTTAAACCGCCATGTTTCATTCCTGGAGGCATGCCCATTGGAGAACCTCCAGCAGGAGCGCCTCCCATAGGAGCACCACCCATAGGAGCGCCCATTGGGGGACGACCTGATGCACCAGCGGCGATGATTGCCGCTAATTTAGGATTCATTTTCTTATTCATACTTCCACCTTGTTTAAATTTTTTGCCTTTATCGGCGTTTGAAAAGTCCTCACCCACCGACTGAGGAACCCCGGCTTTTTTAGCAAACGCCTTGTTATGGGCAATTGCCTCCATAAAACGATGTTGTTTAAGACTACTACTCGGCATAGCGTTTCCTAATTAATTCATCAATTTTATTTTCTAACTTGTTAAATCTTTGATCAATATGTTCCATTATTTTATCGACCTCATGATTGGTTACATTGTCTCGAGCAATTTCTTCCCGAGTTCGGTTTAGCAAAATGTTCAAACGATTTAACTCATTTGATTTTTCTTTGGCTACAAAACCAATCACGGCAAGCATGATGGTTAAACCAAAATTCCATAACATCATTAAGAGGCTGTTATCCATTTAACAATTCCACGCCCGTAAACTTTTGTTGATTCTTGAATCTGGGTCATTGGCAGTTTTGACACTAGTTAGTTTTTTCTTCATTCCTTCCATACGAGCGCAAAAGCTATCCCGTCTACTACCGCCTTCGGGCTGAGGTCTTTTGATGTCATGACCTTCAGCTTTAAGACTGGCACGACCTTTGGCGTTTAAACCGCCATTGGGATTCTTGCCTTCTTTACGAGTCCAAGCCCCGCTCATTACGCCATCGCCTCTTGTGCAACAACGTTAATTTGAACTGTAGCACCCGCAGAAGATGTAACCGCAACCGTCAAAATGTCAGCTACGTTACCTCTTACATTTGTTAAAACAGGAAAGAAGTTACCCAAATCAAGCTGTTGCAAACCATTAGGAGGAGTTGAG